TGCCTGAACTCCCGCCCCCGCCCCCTCCTGCTCCCCCTGCGCCGGCCAAGAGTGCGAAGATCGTTAACAGGCCCAAGGATCAGGCTGCAGCACAAGCACAGGCAGCGCGGCGCGGCACATCTCTGTATCGAATCCCTCAATTGAACTATTAATGCACACCACTGCCGCGAAGATGTATGCCAAGCTCGAGACGCGGCGGCGGCCTTTTCTTGATCGCGCTAGGGATTGCTCACGCCTGACGATACCGTCAGTAATGCCTGCCGAGATGCATTCAGGTGCAGATACATTCCCGCAGCCTTACAACTCGACCGGCTCCCGCGGATGCACGCATTTGGCAAGCCGCATTCTGATGACCTTGCTCCCGCCAGGTGGGCGATTCTTCAGGCTGCAGTACGACTCTGTCGAACTGGCTAAGGCTACAGGTATGGATGACCTGCTTGGTGAGATGGACTCAGCCCTGGCTCTGATTGAGGAGCAGGTGCATCAGGAGGTAGATGCAAGCAACTTCCGTATCCAACTCTTCCAGGTGCTCAGGCACCTGATTGTCACAGGTAACTCCTGCCTGTACCTCAGCCCAAGCGGCACTGCTCAGGTCTACCATCTCAACCAGTATGTATGCGACCGTGCTGCAGACGGGACCTTGTTGACTCTGGTTATCAAAGAAGATGTGGCCTACGAAGCGCTGACGGATGAGCTCAAAGCCTATTGCAAGAGTGGGCGCAAAGAAGTCCCTGTGTACACCTGCGTGAAACTGCAAGAGGGCGGCAAGTACATGGCATTCCAAGAGATGTACGGGAACGCTATCCCTGGCACAGAGGGTGAGTACGATGCAGAGACTCTTCCTTGGATTCCTCTGCGCTTCATCAGAGCTAACAGTGCTGAGTCAATGGGCAGATCCCTATGCGAGGAGCATCTAGGTGACCTGCGCGTAGCTGAGTCAATCTCGCAAAGCGTGACAGAGGCTGCTGCTATCAGCGCACGCACAATATTCCTTGTCTCGGGCACAGGCACAACTCGAGCTCGGGCGCTGAGTAAGGCGCAGAATGGTGCGATCATTGAAGGCAACGCTGGAGATGTGAGTGTCCTCCAGACAGCGAAGCAGAACGACCTGCAGATTGCTTACCAGGTCTTGCGCTCTGCTGAAGAAAGACTCGCGCAGGCTTTCATGCTGACTGCTGGCCTCATCCGAGACAGCGAAAGAACGACAGCACGCGAGGTTGAGCTTGTAGCGCAGCAACTTGAGGAGACGCTAGGCGGGGTGTACTCGAATCTAGCGCAGGAGCTGATGCAACCTATCGTCAAGATACTGCTCTCGCGCATGTCTCAAGCAGGCAAGATGCCCTCGCTGCCTCCTAACCTTGTCAAGGCACAGGTGATCACAGGGCTCCCTAACCTTGGCAGGCAGGCAGACCTTCAGCGCCTCGCCATGTTCGTGCAAAACGCCGCACAGACACTTGGGCCTCAGGCAGTAGATCGCTACATACAAGTGCCTGAATACCTACGCAGGTCTGCAGCTGCACTCTCAATCAATGCTGCTGGCCTGGTACGAAACGAGGAGGAGGTATCCCAAATGGACCAGGCAGCGCAGCAGCAACAACTCACGGGGCAACTCGGTCCCAGCGTCATGAGTAACTTCAAGGAGGAGATTTCGGCGCAACTACAACCGCCGGCAGACGAAAATGGATAGCCCACTAGATAGCCAACACACTTTCCAGGCACCGATCCCAGCAGAGGTTGAGCCTTTCAGTAAACAAGATCTCGAGTCCCTTGAGGCAGCGCCGGCTGATGGGGCCACAGAAGAGCGCCCTGAGTGGCTTCCAGAGAAGTTCCAGAGCGCAGAGGCCCTGGCTGAGGCGTACACAGCGCTTGAGGCTAAGATGGGCGCACAGCCCGCTCCAGAGCCTGCGCCGGCCACAGCGCCTACAGAGGACTCTCTGGTGCCTGAAGGCTTCTGGGATCAGGCTGCTGCTTCCTATACGGAAACTGGTGAGGTGAGCGCTGATCAGCTCAAGACGATCACAGATCTGGGTATCCCTGAGCCCATGATCAAAACATACATGGCTGGCCTCGATGCCATCATCAAAGGACAGGAGCGGGAGGTCTATGAGTCTGTAGGCGGCGAGGAGAATTACAGTCAAATGATGGAGTGGGCAGGCAAGACCATGAGTCAGGCCGATCAGGAAGCGCACAACAGAGTCGTTGATCAAGGAGATGCTCCAGCGGCTCTGATGGCAATCAGGGGCCTCTATGCTCAATACAAGCAGGCAACTGCAGCCCATCCTGAAATGATCACAGGGCAAGCGCCCCAGTTCCCTGGGGTTGCACCATTCGAGGACCGCAGCCAGGTCACTGCAGCCATGCGGGATCCTCGCTACAGAACATCAGAAGCCTACCGCAAGGAAGTGGAAAGGCGACTGGCAGTCACTAACATCTTTGGGTGAACACATGGAAAAAGAACCTCTGACAATCGGCCCGATTTCTACTGGGAGCCTGCTCACCAGTTCTGAGGGTCTCGCCCTCGCTGGTATGCTGACTCTGGTCACAACTATCTGCACAGGGTCCTACCCCATGCAGCTGCAAATGGCGGCAATTGTCTCCATGGGTGTAGCGATGGGCGCTTACGCAGTTGCGCGTGGAATGGTGAAGCGTGCGAAGTAGCCTCATTGTCATCGCATGCCTAGCATTCGTCAGTTGCTCTGTGCTTGATCCCTTTCTAGGCACAACCGTGACTGTGGCTGACCAGGCAACAGGTGAGCTCGTTTCTACAACTGTAGGCGACAGCATCGCAGACAACGCTGATGGTCTAGGCACGCTGATCTCTTCAGCATTGAATGGCATCTCCCCCCTAGCAGCACTGCTTGCAGGCGGGGCAGCAACAGCGCTATTCGGCAGCGCACGCCGCAAAAAGCAAGCGGCTAAAGTCGAGCAATAGAACACCGTCTACATTGACGGCAGGTCCATCTACGGGTGGGCAACCTGTGGCGCAAGTGAAGAAGGTAACTGTCCTTTTCATTTACACACACAGGGGTGCAATAGCACCAGGAGTCAGCAATGACTGACATTACAAGATTAACCACTCCAGGCACCGCAGTCGGGGGGACAACAGATGACCTCTTTGTCAAGGTCTTCGGAAATGAGGTCCTGTCCAGTTTTGAAGAAGCAAGTGTGATGCGAGAGCGTCACATGGTAAAGCAGGTCTCGCAAGGCAAGTCCGTAACTTTCCCCGCTGTGGGACGGGCATCCAGTTCGTATCATTCTGAAGGCGAAAATTTGCTGGCCGGCACTTATCTCAGCGAGATTCCGCACAACGAGCGCGTCATCACGATGGACTCGATCTTGACCTCAAGTGCATTCGTGCCTGAGATTCAGGAACTGAAGAACCACTGGAGCGAAAGGCAGGAATATAGCCGCCAGCTGGGGTTTGCATTAAGCACCAAATTTGACCAACAAGTCATCAAGACTGTTGGTCTTTGCGCTCGAGCAGCCGAAACTGTTGCTGGTGAGTTTGGTGGACTGACTGCTAACACTGACAAACAGGTGACTCATTCCAGTATGCTGACCGATGGGGCTACCCTGATTGCAGCGCTCTTCGATTCGGCTGAGAAGCTCGACACGATGAATGTGCCTGATTCGAGTGATGGCCGCCGTTGGGCAATCGTTACTCCTGCGATGTATTACAACTTGCTCCAAGTTGCTCCTACGGCAGGGGGTAACCCCGTTGACTCGCGGATCGGTGGCATGGCAAGCGTGACTCAGGGCGGCAACGCTCCGATCACTATTGCAGGCATCAAGGTGATCATGTCTAACCACATAACCACCACTGGCGGCACCGGGCAGGAAACTGGAACGAACACCAACTACAATGCGTCTGTATCAGGTGATACTGCTGGTTATGTCTTCCATGAGCAGGCAGTAGGAACGGCCATGCTCCGAGACTTGACCGTGTCTGCTGATTACATCCCGCAGAACCTCGGTACTCTTCTTGTTGCAAAGTTCTGCGTGGGCCACCATTACCTGCGTGCGAACTGCGCTATCGAACTCAACAAAGTTGCGTTCACTTAAACTGAGTAGGACTCCTTGTAGTTCTCTCCTCCTGGGGGGCTGCTGATCTTCGGGTCAGTGGTCCCCCTCTTTTTTATCCACTCTGAACATGGCAATCACAAGCAAACTCACAGCGCTCAATCAGATGCTCTCCATATTAGGAGAGATGCCTGTGTCGAGTCTTGACGCAGAAGCTGCAGTACCCGCTGTGATCATGGCTCAGAATGTGCTTGACGAGGTCCATATAGAAGTGGACAGCATGGGTTGGCACTACAACACAGAGCAGGATGTTGAGCTGGCCTTCGATTCTAATGGTGATATCTTTGTCCCTACTACGATTGTGCGTCTCGATGTGAAGGCAGGCAATCATTCAGCGATGGACATCGTCCTACGCGGTAATCGTTTGTATGACCTGAAAGAACATACCTACACATTCACCACACCTATCAAAATAGACGCTATCTACCACAGGGCTTGGGATGACCTACCAGAGCCTGCTGCCAGGTACATCACAGTCAGAGCTGGAAGAATCCTGCAAGACAGAGTGATCGGATCGCAAGCTCAGAATGCCTACGCAAGTCGCGATGAGTACACTGCTCTAGTGTCTCTGCGAGAATTCGAGGGTGACACAGGTGATTACACGATGCTTCAGGCACCTGATGTAGCTAAGACGATCTTCCGCGGGCCATTGAGTGGAGTGACATCTAGATGACGCTCATTGCCAGCTCAGTCCCTAGCCTTCTAGGTGGAGTGAGTCAGCAACCGACATCTGTCAGATTCCCCAACCAGTGCGCTGTATCCGACAATGCCTTAGCTTCAGTTGTTGAAGGCCTGACCAAGCGACCGCACACTGAGCACATTGCTAAGATCATTGATGGAACTCTGGGGTTGGCAAAGGTCCATATCATTGACCGCGGTGTAGGCGAGCGCTACGCGGTGATCATGCGGGACAAGGCGCTTAATGTCTTCGACCTGACTACTGGTGTGGAGTTAGGTGTGTATGACTCGAGCGGCAATCTAGCAGACGCTGCAGATCTAGCGTACCTGGCAAGCGCTGACCCTGTCTCTGATTTCAATGCGGTGACTGTAGCTGACTACACCTTCATAGCGAACGGCAGCAAGACTGTTGAGCTCAACACGCAGACAAACCCTGACGCGCAAGAAGCAGCGTTCCTGTTCGTACAGCAGTCAGCTTATGAAGTTGACTACAAGGTGAGGCTGCAGTCTTCTGCTGATGCAGCCCCCGAACTGGTATCACTCAGCACATGGGATGGAGATAACACTTCTGGTAATTTAAAGGAGGTCATGCGGATCAGCTCTATTGTAACTGCCGTTGGCACCTGGTCTGGTTCAGTGCTGGGCACCACTTGGAGTCTGAGTTACTCCACAGGGCCATTCGAAATACAATTGGCATCTAACATCAGTGCAGTGCAGGGTGTCACTGCTGAATACCATAATGGTGCGGTCGACATAACATGCGATCACCCTGGGCTTGACCAGCGCTTTACTATTGATGCGGCTCCAACAGGGGGCAGCTGGAGTCTGGGAACGATTGTAGACGATACGATTACTGAGGAGCAATCATTAAAGACCACAGACCTGGCGACAAGGCTGGCAACAGAAATCAGCGCACTGACTAACTGGACAGCGTCTTCGATTGGATCAACGGTCAAGATTGAGCCTGCCAGTGGTGAGACAATTGACCTCCTTGAAGTAGAGGACTCAGTAGGCAGCACCTACCTGAAAAGGGTTTGGCAGAGCGTCAGCTCGATCTCAGACCTCCCGCTCAATTGCCAAGACGGTCATGTCATCCGTATCAACGGTGACCAGTCCAGTAATCAGGATGACTATTTCCTGAAGTTTGCGGCTGAGGTTACAGGCAGTTTCGGACCTGGCGTTTGGGAGGAGGCCCCTGAGCCTGGAATTGAACAAGGGCTAGACACGCTGACTATGCCGCTGGTCCTGGTGCGTAAGATTGCAACAGATACATTTCCCAGCGCACTCAATGAGGGTGATCCTTACTTCGCAGCGGGAACTAACCCAGAGTCATACGCGAGTTTTGAATGGACAGACCGCGTCGCGGGTAGCGCTGAAACAAACCCCAGCCCTAGCTTTGTCGGGAAGCAGATAAAAGGCATCTTCTTCCACGGAAATCGTCTTGGATTCCTTGCTGATCAGAATGTGATCATGAGCGAGACGGGACTCTATGGGAATTTCTGGCGCACCACTGTGCTCACGCTGCCTGATTCTGAACCTGTAGATCTGGGTGTTGGGCACACCCGCGTGTCGCTCCTGAATCACGCAATCCCATTCAACGAGCGGCTGTACTTGTTCAGTGACAGGACACAGTTTGTAATACCTCAGTCTGTGATCACCCCCTCTACGGCAACCATTGTCACAGCCGCCGAGTATGAGAACAGCGCAGATGTAGGTGGTGTGCTGGTAGGCAGCAGCATCTTCTTCCCATTCGGCACGGACGGGTTTGGCCGCATACTTGAGATGTTCCCAAACTCAACAGATGGGACCCAGGTCAATATCATTGACTCCACGCAGCACATCCCTCAATACATGCCAGGTGCTATCAGTGCGCTGACAGGATCAACGACTGAGTCTATACTTGCCGCTACAAGCACAACTGACACCAATGCGATCTATGTGCTCTCGTTCTTGCAGCAGGGCCGTGAGCGCTTGCAATCAGCTTGGCAGCGGTTTGTGCTTGGAGCAGGTTCAGAAATCATAGGGGCCGGCTTTATCGAAGAGGTGCTCTACCTCACGGTCAAGCGCACAGAAGGGCTCTTTCTTGAATCAATCACATTTGGAAGCGGGCAATCTGACACAGACAGCACCTACAGGATAGCGCTAGATAGGCGTATCACTGAAGCAGACTTGACTTCTGTCGCATACTCTGCTGACGATCATGAAACAACGCTGACGCTTCCCTACGATTTGGACAACAGCGCCGAGTATCAGGTTGTCACTCGCACGCTGAATGGCAAAAACGATCCCTTCAACCTCCTGGGTGGAACTGAGGCATTCGAGGGCGGGGGTTGGGTCAGTTCAACGCTGAATCCTGGTGGTGGCGCGGATATAAGCATTAGCCGTAACACCCACACAGCCCCAGATGGTGAACTGACTGCTGACACGCTGACAGGCTTAGGTGATTCAACGCATGACCTGTCCCAAACGGTTGGCGGGGGCGCTAATCCTATTGCTCCAGTTGTGGGCGACAGTTATACCTGGTCGATATTCGTCAAGAAAGATCAGGTAGAAGACACAATGCACTTTGTGCTCGATCTCTACCCCGCGTCAGTCTCCCCCTGGGAGCAGATAGCTTTCGCCTTAGACACATCGACTGGCCTGGTGACCTACGACTCCTCAGTCTCACAGGGCCCGCTTGGTGCCTATAGCGCGTCAAGCATCACCTCGAGCCTGCAAGATGGTGACTGGTGGAGAGTGTCTGCAACGCTCACTTATTACGCACCTTCTGGTGCTAATGTGGTTGATCGCGCACGCATAAGTTTGCGCCCTACTTCAGGCACTGCCATCAGGTCGATAACTGTCTGGGGAGCTCAACTCGTTAAGAACGATCTTGCTGAACCTTACACAAGGGTTGGAGGCGTAGTTGTACCTCAAGAGTCAAAGACTACAAACACCATTGTGCTGCGCGGGGATTGGACAACGACTCCTCTGTGGCTAGGCGAACAGTATGCAATGAAATACGAATTCTCTGAGATCAATCTCAAGGAGAACTCAGGGCGTCAGGGGCGCAAGGGTATCGTAGCAACAGCAGAGTATTACCTGCGACACGCTACTGTCTTGTTCGATGAGACTGGTTATTTCAAGCTCAGTGTGCAGCCTAAGTACCGTGCTGCCACAGTACAGCAGTTCACTTCAAATGTACTAGGCGGGGACATAGGTCTGCGTAGTGGGCGCGAGAGATTCAGCGCAATAGGCAATGCAAAAGACCTGACGATCAGTATTGAGAACGACTCGCCCCTCCCCTCTAACATTCTAGGCATCGAGTGGACAGCCAGGTACAACTCAAAGAGCGCCAGATACGCGATATAGAGATCAGGCCGGCGAGGGCAGAGGACTCGCTTGAGCTTGCTCTGAATCTGCGTGCAGCTGATTGTATTGAGGTCAAGGCTGCATATGGCTGGGGTCCTCTGGAGGCAGTGGAACACTCGAGGCAGCAGTCAAAGGCTGCGTTTACCGTGCTCTACAAACAAGTGCCTGCGCTGATGTTCGGTATTGCTGACATGCCTTCTGAGCCAGGGACAGGGGGCATCTGGCTCTTAGGCACAGATGAGGTCAGGCATTTCCGAAAGCACTTTGTCAGGCATTCTCAAGACTACCTGTCTGAACTGTGCAACGGTTATCAGATCGTTACAAATTGTGTCGATGAGCGCCATCGGGAATCTATCCGTTGGCTGCGTTCGATTGGCGCAATATTCATTCATCGGCATACACACTTTGGTGTTGCCCGTAAACCCTTCTTGGAATTCATCCTAAAATGTGTGGAGTACCCGCAATCCTAGCCATCAGCGCTGGGTCCAGTGTTCTAGGTATAATTTCCCAGCACAACTACGCACGCAAGGTGAACGAGCAGCAGAGTGAAGTTCAGAAGCGTAATGCTCAGATCGCCCAGATGAGTTTCAACAACCAGGCAAAGGCTCTGAATGCGCGAGAGATGGAGGAGCGTGAAGCTGCAGCGTCCAAACTCGCAGAGGTGAGCAGGCGAGGCATGAAGGCAGCAGGAACGCTCAGAGCTGCAGCCGGCGGCATGAGTGGTGGAGCACTCGAGGCTGCGTATCAAGATGTACAACGACAGGAATTAGACTACAGATTTGGGACAGAGCGCACCTTGCAATTTGGGGCTGCTCAAAGACGCAGGCAGATGGAGGGGCTCCGCGCCGGCCGCGCAGCACAGGAGTTGCGAGGTGTCTACACCCCATTACAAACTCCTAATTTCCTGGCCGCACTCGGTCGCATTGCTGCCGACACCGCCCTCTTGAACAAAGGACTAACTAGCTAATCATGCCCCGCAAACCTGCTGCACAACTGCCTAGCGCTATTCCGTCCCCGCAGGCTGCACCAGTTTCAACCTACTACGATCCCCGCCTCCCTCTGCCCCAAGCTGACCCTACTGCGGGTGAGCTCCAGAAATTCGCTGACAGCCTCTCCAAGTGGGGCCTGCTGCAATGGAAGGACGACAAGGAGGAGGCTAAGGCTGCGGCTATCAAGTCTGCCTGGGACATCTCCGACAGCGACCTGAGGGAGTTAGTTGAAGCAGACCTTGCGCCTGACACTCCTGATGTTTATGGGCCTGATCCTGCTCCTGCTGCTATCACTGCTGAAGCTGCAGCTAAGGAAGCAGAAGACCGTGCGCGACATAAAGAACTGCGCGCCAACTTCCTTGACATGCGTAGCAAGGGATTGGCAAAGAACGCAGATCCGTTCTATCGCAAGTGGAGGTCGCAGATACTAGCGTCACGCCTCGCTCGTCAATACGGTTCAGATGTTGAGATCAGGCTGAAGGAAGCGTATGAGCTCGACCCAGACACTGGTGAGCCTGCGCTTGACTACAGTGACCTGGCGCAGGAGATCTACGGGAAGTACGAAGGGCTCGTCAGTCAGCTAGGCATTCATGGCGAGGAAGCCTTCGCCCCTCTGAAGGGTGTGAAAGACTCTGAACTCGCAGATCGAGCAATCAGGGAGATCAACGCCCGAGAGGATGATCAGGCAACGCGGGAGACTGCAGTCGCAGCCACAACTATGATGGTTGAGCTGGCCCTAGGCCCTGTCGCTGGCGTGACTGATGATTTCGGCCAGGTGGATTACGCTGACCCTGAGCAACTCAAGAAGATTGCGGAGTTCTACAAGGCCGCATGGGACAATGTGGATGATCTGCGTGAGGCTATTCCCGCGCACATAAAGGCGGCCGCGCACATCCTCTTGCAGAAAGAGCGCGATAAGGAATTGCCAGAAGGTGAAGGGGAAAGGATGGCTCTTGAAATGCTTGAGACTCTGCTACCTTCTGGTGACGAGGATGGCAAGGGTTTGATCCTGGGAACGAGCATCAAGTACGATGAGATCGTGCAGGCACAGATCTCAGACTTGAAATCTGAGATTGAGGCTACAGCAGAAAAGAACAACGAGACCCGCGATAAGCGGAAGAGGAAGCGCATCTACGACCAGGCCGCTGCCATTATGCTCGAAGTGCAGGCAGCCGGGGGCACCGAAGACGAGGCGCTTAAGGCTGCCACAGATGCCCTCGCGCAAGACGGGCTAGACCCTAATGATGCCATAGTTGTGGCGCAACTGGAGCGCCTTAGTGCAGTGTTTACTGACGCTAAAGACGCAGGCAAATGGGAGCCGACTAAGGCGGCTGATATGAAATTTGAATATCATTCAATGCTGATTGCTGGTGCCTCTGAATCAGAGATAATCGAATGGATGGTCAGCACTGGTGCACTTAGAGGGGACCCAGATTTCTATGGTCCCATCCTTAGGAATATGAAGAGCGCTAGCTTTTCCGCGCAGGCTCAGAAGCACCCCCAAATAGTGGATGCGAGGGCAGCAGCACTCGCTCAAATATCTCCTGATTACGGGCCTAAATACATGAAAGACATGGGTGTCTTACGGACTCAATTGACTCAACTCATGTCTGAAGCGGATACTGCGGTCGAGGCGGTAAAGATCGCAAATGTGTACGGTACTAAATTCGAGGAGGCCACCACTGCGGAGCGCAATCGTGTAAGAGGTATTGAAGAAAAGTTTCAGAGGCACCTTGATAAGTTCGAGCCCGAAGACGCACGCGCCCTCCTCAAGCAGGAGCAAGGCACATTAACGCGCCGCACTGAAACGCAATTGAATGAGCGCCTCGGGAGGTTCAAGCCCGAAGAGTTGTGGCGCACGGCGCTTCTAGGGGATATTGCTAACAAGGTAAAGGTGCACAAGGGGAGGAATGCGTTGTTTGTGGCCGCATCAGATAAGAACAGCGTATTCAACGACGATGACGCATTTATCCAGGCTAACAAGGATGCTGGGAGTATTGAGGCTTCTTTGCAGGAAAGGGCACATGATATGTGGAAGAAGTTACGGGGCACTATGCCGCCGGCTGAACTCATCAACCGCATCACCAACGAACTAGAGCCAGTTGCTGAAGAGAGGTTCTCAACTTGGTATCAGAGTGCGAGTACTACCACTGGGACGGACACGGAAACATTAAGGACTGTGGTAATGAAAGGTGTAACCCCTGCACTGCTGGAAGACCAACAGGGGTCTACTCCACACGGCGCTGTCTCTGATCCTAACATTGCCGAGGCGTTGCAGATCTCTGAGAGGGCAGGAAAAATGACTTACTCGCCGCGGCGCATCCTTCAAAGGCAGACAGAATTTGCTATGGATCCCAATAGCCTGGGCAGTCTTGCATTTGAGCGTGCGCGAGACATGCGCGATCTGCGTATCTTTCTCGTAGACCGCCAAGCGCTTGCTGGGTTATCTAGTGACCAGCGTGACTCTTTAGTGATCGCCGTAGCACGCACGCGAAACATAAGCATTGGTAACCTGGTGAGTGGGACAATGACCATTACCGGGCGGGGAGACGCTGCCCCGTGGAAAAGGGGGATTCAATCTGATCACCAGGTCAACATTTCACCAGAGCACTTGAAAGCTATCGGCCTTTCGTCATTCTCCCCTAAGTCCAATCTCTTTGTACACAGCGAGGAGGACAGTATCCTGCTCAATATACTTGCTACAGGTGAAGACAGTCAGGGTGCAGCTGTAACTGAGGTCAGCGTGGATGGTGTTGCTGTTCCACTTGAAGAAGCACAGCGGAGACTGCTTGGTGCGTTTGGCATCTCGGAGAAGTCTGTGGCAAACAAATTGGAAGCTGGAGACTTAGGTGACTGGATCAAAGACATTGCGGAACAGCAGGTTGCTCTTAGCATTAATTGGGCGGTCTCTGGTCCTATGACACCAGGTGAGCGGAATAAACTAGGCAAGAGCTGGGCTTTGGTCCCAGGCACTAAGTTCCAAGAGTCTATGAAGAAGCCAGAGAAACCAAAGGTTGAGCTGGTAGGCCCTACATTGGACTCCTTCAGGAAGTTCTCCAAGTCGCTCGGGGAGACGCTGGTCACCGCACCAACAACTAAAGATCTTGGGGCATTCCTGCAGTTCGCTCAGAAGCAGGATCAAGCCTGGGCCAAGAGTGGATTTGCTACTCCAGAATTTATCTGGGAACGCATAGAACGCGATGACGCACTCACTGCCCAGTTCATCAAATACCTCGGCAGGAGCCAGGAGAACAATTAATGCCGCAAGACAACTTCGTGTATGGGAAGCAGCCCTGGATGAGCGGATTCGGGGCAGATAGCCCACCTTATACCCCGCCCCCCTCAGGCGCTGCCGATGTGCATGAGTTCTTCGATTGGGGTGATCTTGGCATGGGTATCATCGGCGCACCTGTCGAGATGGCAAGTGACCTCTACGGTTTCGCTGATGCACTTGCCTTTGATTCTCTGCCAGACTGGGAGGCGAGTGATCTGATTGGTGAGCGTACCTCCACCATGGGCGACATCACGCAGGAGATGATCCCCTGGTTGTTCACCTTCAGCAAGGTGTCGAAATTCTTAGGGGCAGGCGCAAAGATCGGGAAGACTCGCTACCTCAAAGGTCTCTCAGAGACCTCTCAGAAAGTGCTGGCGCGGCGCGGGAACATCAAAGGTGCGGCTGCTCTACGCATCGGCAGGGCAAATATGGCTGCAGGGCTTACAACAGCAACACTGTACGAGAGGCAGGAAGGGTCACTTACCGAGGCCCTCCAGCGTATCCCCTACTTGGGCGACCTGGTGCCTGACTTTCTTGACACTGATCCAGATGACGGTGAGGCTGTCTTGCGTCTCAAAGCAGGGCTAGAGGATGCTCTCTTCGGAGGCATGATAGAAACAGCAGTAGTTGTCTTCAGAGGCATGAGGGGTGTGCGTGCTGCACAGCGCAAGAACCCTGACATGACACCTGAAGAGATCGATGAGCTTGCTGAAAGACTGATTGATCAAGACGAACTAGGTGCTGCGCTTGAGCGTGATGGCATCGTACCTGCGTCTAAGGTTGATGATGTTGTTGAAGAGACAGGAGAGAGGACAGCAGGAGATGTGCCTGAAAGTGCCATCCCACGCGGTCTCATTGATGACGCTGAAGAGGCAGTAGCAAGAGCTGATTCTCAAGTTGATGAGTTCATGCCTGACAATGCTCAGGAGATCCTTGACATTGCCGAGAGACGCAACCCTGGTGATTGGGCTCATGGAGAGGGCCGCGGCGAGATATTGAACCCTAGAGAGCGTCTGGAGGATGGGAGCTATCGATACTCCACTTCTGAGTTGTACCGCAGGCTCACTCTACGCAAGGGTCTGAATGTACAGAACACTCTGCTCTCAACTGCAAACCCCCAGGACATGGTCAACCTGATCAGAGCGCTAGATCTCAAGCACTCCAAGATGATCAAAGGGCGCGAACTCGTCACTGAGGAGCAACTCAGTTCTGCGATGCAGAAGATGAAAGACTTCTACAATGTGGATGACGCCGGCCTCATCCAGAAGCTGAACCCTTCCCTGACGGGCCGCTTTGGTGCAGGCATGAGTGACGCAGACATCTTGCGTGAATTAGGCCAGAGTGCCATGGCTCACGAGATGACGATGGCACCCCTGTTTGATCAGTTCACGCGCCTGATGAAGAAGGCTGAAAAGACAGGCAGCCTCGGTGACATGATGGACGCGATGAAGGCGGTAGACAACTTCACTACAGCCTCGAGTGGCGTGCGGGACTTCAGGGGAGAATGGGGCCGCCAGGGTCGCTTCATGCAGACGCCCCTAGGAGGGCTGCAGCCATCCCAACTCAAGAAGATCTTGGCAGAGCAGGGGCTGGACACAAAAGCTATCCAGCGCCAGCTTGACCGTGTCTCAGCTGCACTCAAGCAGAACCCCCACCTGTCTGACTTTGAGAAGATGGCCGGCGTTGCAAAGATGCTCCGCGGCAAGAAGTTCCGTTGGGGTGATGTAGTCACAGAAGGCTGGGTGAATGCCATTTTGAGCGCCCCCGCCACGCATGTGGCGAACATCATTGGCAACTCGATGACGCTTGCGCTGCGTCCTGTCGAGCTCGCCGCAGGTAGCCTGGTGAATCTCAACTCGCGAGGCATGCGTGCTGCGTTTGAGCAGATCAAGTTCATCACCAGCGACACCCTCGATGCTCTGTCCCTAGGACTGTCTGTTGAAAGGAACGAGTTCCTGCGCCCGATAGGCAATACCAAGTGGCAGGCTATTGGGCGCAACAGATCAATTGGGCAACATACCCTCTCCCAGGATTTCATTGATAAGCACCCAGGTGGGGCAGCGCTGGTTGAGCGTGTAGGCAAGATGGTCAACATCTCAGGCACTCTGCTGGAGAACATGGACAACTTCTTCAAGCAGATCAACTTCCGCTCACGCATCAAGATGCGTCTCTTCGACAAAGGGATGACAGAGTTAGGCATGCAAGGGGCAGAGGCTGCTGAGTATGTTGTCAAGGAGATGGATCGCATCGTGGACAACGGTCAGATCATCGCGTCTGAAGAGTTCTTCAAACGCGGTCTAGCGATGGGCCTGAAGCACTTCAAAGGTGACAAGGCGAAAGCTCTGCCATTCGCAAAGCGTTACGCTCGGAAACAGTACAAGGAAAACCGCGCCTTTGTGGATGAGGCTATGGGATTCGCTGAAGAGAACACCTTCACCAAAAAGCACTCCAAGGAGCGTGGGACACTGTCAGGCATCGCGGCTGGACTTCAATCCTTCACAGCAGATTTCTGGCCGGCGAGATTCTACATCCCGTTTGTAGGTACGCCAACGAACCTCCTGCTCTATGCGGCAGACAGGATGAATCCGATGGAGATGGCAAAGATGGTTGCAGAGCCCATCAATTTCAGGAGGAGCACGCCAGCCCTGAACGAGATCAGGAGTCGCGTTGTCAAAGAACTGCGTAGTGGAGATGTGATCATTCAGCGTGAAGCTGTTGGACGGGTCATGCTAGGTAACGCGTTGGTTGTCACTGCTTGGAACCTGGCGATGCAGGGCAAGATCACGGGGCGCGGGCCGGCGAACTTGCAAGAGCGGAAACTGCTGGAGAGGTCAGAGACAGGTTGGCAACCTTACTCGTTCCTCATAGGTGGCAAAGCCTATTCGTTCCATCGCCTGGACCCGCTGGCGACCATGCTCGGGACGGTAGCGGATGTAGTGGCAGCTCTAAGCCAGACAGGGACAGATGACACCTCTAAACTTGAGGCAGTTGCCTCTGGGCTCTGGGCTGCTGCACAGAACAACTTCACCGAGAAGTCCTACATGAAGGGACTCAAGGCTATGATGGAGATGGGGGGCGCTGACAGCGAACAAGCATTGAAAGCTATGCGCCCAATCTTCGGAGGGTTTGTCCCTAACATTCTACCGCGTACATTAGGCGTGCCTGCGATGCCACTGACAGGTGACGATACAATGCGCGAAGTTGGTGGACTGTTAGAATACGCTCTAGCTCGAGTGCCCTACTTCTCTAAGACACTCCCGCCACAACGCAATGTGCTAGGTGAGGTTGTGAAGCGCAAGGGCACAATGTCGAAGCGCCCTGGGCTCTCAATCATTGAGTCCATGTTCCTGCCTATCCAGTACACAGAGACCAACGATGAGTCTGTGCTCGGTGAATTCGCTTCTCTGAAAGGCACAGCGTTCTACCCACCGCAGGTACGACCTGGTGGAATCGACTATCGCGAGTTTGAGAACGCAGAGGGTCAAGATGCCTACGACAGGTTCATGGAGCTGCATGGTGTGGTGACAGTTGAAGGAATGCACTTGAAGCAGGCGCTAAAGAAGCTCTTCAAGACTGAAGCGTACTTGCGTGCATCTCCTGAAACCCTGCCTGGTGTCCCCTCACCGCGGGCTGAGATGATCAAGAAATACATCAACATCTTCCGCAGGGCAGCGAGAAATCGCCTCCTACGCGAATTCCCCGAAATCAGAGAGGCCCAGCGCGAAATGCGAATCAAAAGCAGGAAGCAACTAGTGTCTGAGGCACTCAACAACTAAGCCATGGCATACAGCACATCTACCCATACCGTCACTGCTTCCCAGGCAACGAGCAAGACCTTCACCCTGGGGTTTGACTACCTGAGAGCAGTACATGTCACAGCCACAGTCGAAGGTGTTGCCAATACAGACTTCACTCTTGACTCAGCGTCAGGTGTCCTCACATTTGGTGCAAGCACAACGCTCGAGGAATCTGATGTAGTTGTACTCACGCGAACTACGCCGGCTGCAAAGACTGGGCGAGTGATTGATTTCGCAGACGGCAGTATCCTGAGCGAGAGCGCTTTGGATGAGAGTGCGCTGCAGAATCTGTATGTCTCGCAGGAGGCGCTCGATGACGCTGAGTCTGCCTTGACTGCTGCAACAGCAGCAACTGTCCCGTTCACGCACGAAACAACTGGAACAAACGAGGACGGGGCTGTTCCTGCGCCTACGCCTGCAGAAGTTACTGCTCAGAAGTTCTTACGATCTGATGGCACCTGGCAGGAACCCCCTGGAACTGGTAGTGGTAGCGGGGGCTCAAGCACCTTCGTAGGTCTTACTGACACACCGGCGCAATTCGCAAGCAACGCAGGGGACAAGACTAAATTCGTCAAGGTTGACCAGGAGGGCACAGCCCTTGAGTTCACCAGTTTCATCGGGGCACTCGATAGTCTTGACGATGTGCGGGATGATGAACCTGCTTCTGATGGAGATGCGCTTGTCTATTCATCTGGGCCTGAGACAGGCTGGGGTCCATCCCCCACTGTCAAGACAGACATCGCTACTGCTCTGACACCTTACGAGGCTGGAAAGATCTGGGTAGCAAACGGCACGCAGTACACTCCTCTGGCGAAAGGGGCTGATCAGCAAGTGCTCACCTCAACGACATCAGGTCTTCAGTGGCAAGCAGCAGCAAGCGGGGGCGTGCGCGGATCAATACATAGGTATGGTCCCGACACTGAGATAACAAGCGGAACGGGCATTCCTGTCAAGTGGGACAAACCGTATTCATTGGATGGGCCATTCACAGTAGAGTCTGGAATGATAGGTTCAGCAGGCGCAGCCACAACATCTGCAGCAATACAAGTTGATGAAGCTGGCTACTACAGTTTCCAGATTCAGGTGGGGATCAAGAATATCAGCGGGGCCACAGCCGAGTTCACGCTTCTCGCTTACTACCGTGCGACAGACGGGACCACCACCGTACCATCTCTCGCCGCAGGCCGGAGCACTGTGACAGTGGCTGATGATGAAGAAGCGTCCATCTCAATAGGGTACTCGTTCAATATGGCTCTGAATTCGGCGCTGATCGTAGGTGTGACAGGGGGCTCTTCTGACTTCAGTTATATGGCATCGAAATCCACACTCACAGGAATAGCGCTCTGAGGCAATGGTGTTTACAACTAACCAGGGGCGCTTGCCCACCCTCACAATTGACCCTCTCGCGACCTACACCAGTTCAGCAGCCTTCGATGCGACAGCGCCTAAATCGCACATCGTCAAAAAGTTCTGGCAGCGTCATGTCAAAGACGATTCGAGCACCTTTGACATTGAGCTCAAACTGAGTCTGCCCTCAGGTAGTGGTCAAGGTGGCGCTGATGATGATGTAACTGTTACCTGGGCAGCAACGGGCACCGCGGCTGCTCTAGAGGACACGCTCTGGTCAAGCTCGACACCTAGCCCGCTCACGATTAGGCAAGGCAACAGCTCTGCTATTATTCAGATCACACTGATTGACCAGGAGAAGTGGTTCTTCGAGAAGTTCTTAAACATCACCATCACAGCAGTGGATGGTGCGGTCTTGAGCGCAGCAACAAATCACTGCCAGGTAGTGATCATCCCTTCAACAGATCCTCCTCTGGTGGACATCAGCACACCAGGAGGGTCAGTTGCTGCAGAAACTGCTCAAGTTGTTGGGGTCCACCTCAGCTACATACCTCTGGCCGGCGAAGAGCCTACGATCTACTGGAAGGCTGAAGGGGACCTAGCGTCAGCGATCACAGGCACCGCGTCGGGCTCTCTCGTATTTGCGGCCGGTACGCAATCTCGCAATTTCACCGTTGAGCATGACGGCAGCATGGCTTCAGGAACATCAGGCACTATTGTCGCTGACTATGAGAGCGACCAGGTAGCGTACTCTGACAGGCTTTGGGATCCTGACACTCAAGCCTGGGTGACTGGCGCAAAGCCTGTCCACGCTGACGAGAATCTCTGGTGTCACAGCACAGATACAATGGGTGCAGGTACAGAGTGGTGGCCTCTGACAACAGATTGGCCTCGCATTCCGGCTGACCCTAGGAACACATTGCTAGGCGGCGTTGATCAGGATGACAAGTCACTGCCTATTGGAACTGCGGAGCCGCAGAATACGACAGATTCAAAAGCTACTGACCCCGTCACAGGAACGGCCCTATCTGCGTTCACGCCCAACGCCAACTACACCGATGCTGGGGCGCTGCCTTATATTCGCCAGAGCTTCGATGTGGTCTGGGGTGGAGGGCCTGACACAGGCCACATCACGCAAGCATGGTCAAGGAGTGTCTACCGCATTGCTCACTGGACTGAGAACGAGGTGCTCAATCGGAACATTGCACTGCATAGGGTAGGGATGCGTGTACGCACGCAGGACCGCAATCACGGTGCTACATTTGCAACTGATGTTACCGGGCTCACGCCAGGTGTTGCCAAGAACGGTGCTTCAGTCAGCGTCTTTCCCGACTCGTCAGGAGTTAAGCACTGGTTTTGGGAGCAGCACTCAGGGCATGATGACGACACCTACGGTGTGTTCGAAGATGCGTTTGGTGTGGGGTACTATTACTGTCACAAGATCGACTCGAGTTTCGTCTACTCGGATGGGATTGGGGCAGAGGTTGAAGGAACTGACTCAGTCAATCCTATTCAGTACCCCATCGCATACGATTCAGCCACTCACGGCAGTACACCTGTGGAGATGGCACAGAACAAGGAAGGCGTGCTGATGCACAGCGTTGAGTTCCAGCAGTTCACCGCGTCTACAGCACCTCCTGCGCCAACTACACATTGGCCTAAGGCGGGCATTCATTGGTCTCCCAGGGGTAATGCAGTACTGAATACTGCTGCACCTGGCACGCACACAATCACTGTCGCATGAGTCCTAGCGCTGGGGATGACCATGATGTGCACTTCCTTCTTGGTAGGCTCGAGGGGAAAGTGGACGCACTCATCTCCCAGACATCAAACCTGAACAGGGCATTTCGTGGTCATGAGACGCGCATTCGAGAACTTGAAAAAAGCAAGTCCTGGGTGCTCGGACTCTCTGCCGCGTGCTCTTGTGGCATCGCCCTCATCTTCAACCTTTTGACTTAACAACACCATGGGACAGATAAACACCTTCTTCACAGATCGAACTGGAACAGTAACCACTCTTCCAATCTACCCCCAGCGCAGCGGGGACGAATCAGGCATCTTCCAAATAGACTGGGACGAATCAGGCACCTTCACAATCAATCTCGAGGGGCGTGCCTCATCTGAAGCAGATTGGTATGTGATTGAACAATTCACTGAAACCTCCATCGATGACCACAACAACCTAGCTCTTTCAGGTGACACTACAATTGCGTCTGTTGTTGTAATCTTCCCTGAGATGCGCTGCGTAATCAAAGCCATTTCAAGCGCGACACTCGGTGCGTGGTTGGTGGAGTGATGAAGACTTCATTCGATGATCTATTCGAGGAGGGCTTTCACGCCTCTATCGAGACATTGCTTGACCGCATCAAAGCGGGTGAGGCTACAGCTCAGGAAATCAAGGAGTTCCGCTCTCTAATGAAAGACGCGAACTTCTTCGAGCGTGTCCTGCTGAACGAGACACCTATTCTTGAGATCTCTGAGCGCCTGCCTTTCGTTGACCCTGAGCACAAGAGTGTGACTGATGGACCTAGCGAGATGGTAGGTTGACAAAAGCGCCTCAGATTGACCCAAGACTCAAGGACTTTCGTAACACAGCGTACCTGGTCTTCACTCATCTGGGGTTTGACCCTACCCCGCTGCAGTACGAACTAGCAGATTTCCTGCAAACAGAGGATCAGAGGATCTTCATATGCGGCTACAGGGGGATCGGAAAGAGTCTGTTGACTTCAGCGTTCATCCTGCACTCATTGCTGCACAATCCTGCTCTCAACTGCGTGATTGTCAGCGCTTCAAGAGCTCGAGCTGACCTCTTCAGTGGGTTCTGCATGCGGCTGATGCAGGAGATGGAGATCTTCAAGCATATGTATCCTGGGCCTGACCAACGCAATGCTAAGGTTGCCTTCGATGTTGCCGGCGCACCGGCCGCACATCAGCCTTCTGTGTATTCTTCAGGTGCTACGGGCCAGCTCACCGGCATGCGCTCTGACATCTTGATTGCTGATGATGCTGAAAGCCTCAACAATTCAATCAGCCCCCTGATGCGCGAGCGCCTGCTGCATCGCATCGCAGAGTTCGAGAACCTGATGAAGGCCGGGGGAAGGCAGATCATCCTAGGAACACCTCAATCACATGAATCGATCTACAGGTCACTCAAGTCGAAGGGTTTCTCAACCCGCTACTGGCCGGCGCGTTACCCCAGTCAGGAGGACATCAACCACTACGATGGTGGGTTGGCTCCATCGATTCACCAGGCGCTGTTGGACAATCCTAAAATCGAAGGCAGCGCGACTGATCCAGGCAGGTTCACAGATCTAGATCTAGCCGAGAGACAAGCCTCGAGTGGTACGCAGAACTTCAAGCTGCAGTATCAGCTGAACACTACGACAACAGACGCTGACCGTTGGCCTCTGAAGTTGAGTGACATGATCGTGCATAGTCTTGACAAGACCCTGCTGCCTGAGCGCTTGATCTGGGCTGCTGACCCTGATCTAGAGATCAAAGACCTGCCCTGCATAGGATTCAGCGGGGACAGGTACTACAGACCTTTCAAGGTTGAAGGCGATCACCTCGAGCCTGAGAAGACAATCTGTGCATTTGACCCAAGTGGACGCGGCAAAGATGAGTCAGCTATCTGCATCGCGCAAGTACTGAATGGGTATATCTTCATACGCCAGGTCGAGGGTTGGCTAGACGGATACTCAGAGAAGACGCTCAGGTCAATTGCTCAATACTGCAAGCGCTGGGAAGTGAATGAGATCATCATTGAGAACAACTTCGGGGATGGCGCTGTGACAGAGCTGATGCGTCCTGTGATGCGCGAGATCTACCCCTGCGTGATCAGCGAATCTAGGAGCACAGGACAGAAGGAGGTCAGGATCATTGATCAATCGCTTGAGCCTATCCTCTCTTCTCATCGTCTAGTTGTTGACAAGAAGGTGCTGGCAAAAGACTACAACTCTGTGCAGAGCTCTGACCGCGGTGAGAGGGCAGCGCATTACTCACTCGCCTACCAGATTTCAAGGATCAATCGCTCAAAGGGATGCCTGCCAAATGATGACAGGGTTGATGTGCTTGCTCAAGCCTGCACACACTTCATCGATCAACTCGCCAAAGATGCTGCGACACAAATGGTAAGACGCAAAGAGGAACTGACAGACATCGCAATCGAGAAGTTCCTCGCTGACGCTGACGGCATCTCACGCCCGCAGGGACCAAACTGGATGACCACAACATCACTCCACACCTGATCACAACACACGGATACTCTCACAGGCAAGGAGAGAGCGCTGGGCTGCGTTTTGGACAGAAACCACATATACACACCCGTCAAGCCAAAAAGCTCTTAGAGAGCCGGACAGGGACGATCACGAAAGACACCTGGTCAGAGGCATCACAGGCATCACAAGAGATCACAAGAGATCACAAGCCCTCTTAAGACTGCTGTGATGACAAATTCAAATACCCCTGTTCTAAGGCCCTAGGACATGCGGGACCAGTATAGGGAGAGGGAAAGACCCCCTATATATATATATATATATAAAAAGACTCCCCAGACTAGGACTAAGAACAGGGGAGGGGATTTTAAATCCCCGACCCAAGCCATCTTAAGACTTCTTAAGACTTCTTAAGAAGGGAAGAAGAAAGGAGGGGGCCTGGTGTGCCACATTTGCCGAGATCTCTAGACACCTAGCCCCTTCCACTTCCTCATATGCAACGCACGCTCTGTACACTCCAGGTAGGCGTGCAACAGCTGAAGGTGGTCTATGACCCTGATCTAGATGGCTGGGGGGCATACGATCCTCAAACGCAAAGCATCAATATCAGCACACTGAGGTTCCCTGAACTGCAGCTGACCGTGCTGCATGAGCTCCTGCACGCTGTAGATGACATGCTAGGCATCAAGCTCAGTGAGCAGGATGTGCGTTGTTTAGAGCAGATCTTGACACTTATAGTAAGAGACAATTACAACCTGGCGCTAGGCTGGGTTCAGGCATTTGACCCCGAAGAAAAGCATGAAATATCCACACGATTCAGAGATCAGCATGAGCCACCTGATTGCACCTCGAGCTGATCTCAGGATTGGTGGAGGGGGTGCTTCAAGGCGCAGAGCAAGCCTCAAGGTTCCTCAGCGTGAGCTAGCTCCGAGTATGAGACAGACTGACAGGCCAGGTGCTTACATGTCTACATCAGCAGGCAGATCGTGGTCAATTGCTAGGATAGGCTCCGGGGTACGCGGGGCAGGTCCCCCACCCTCTAGAGGCGGCAGATGAGCACTAGAGGCGGCAGATGAGCAAGTACTTTGATTGGATTGCGAAGCATGATCCTCACCTAGCTGCTCAAGTGCGTACAGAGACTGACAGGCTGCTTGAGCGCATCGAAGAGCTGGAGAGGAAACCTGAACTGACTAGGACTGAAGCGCTGGCGATGTATGCGAAGGGGCTAGGCTGGGGCATCAGCTTCAACGCCAGAGGCGCTACATTGTGTAGGTCGTTCAGGAATCTTGATGATGTGGAAGCGGCTCTAGATCTGATGCCTCGATGATTTCAGTTCACAAATTATGAGCAGGCAACATACGCAGGGCTAACCCGTCAGCGCCCCCCGTGGGTATGTCCTAGGGGGGGGAGGGTCTTCCCGCGCTGCGTTAGGGCGATCCCCTACCCTCTCGACTCCTGCGGGCACACTGATTGGGCGCGGATTGACGCAAACTCTTGTCCAGCCTAGGGTTCCGATTCCCTATAGGGACTGTGGCACCCGATCAGCCCCCATTGCAGGCACCTGGCGTCCACATTGTGTGCCCTTGCGAGGCTGGAACCCCGTGACGCTTTTTTTCTGTGATTGCCCACGCTTGAGCACGCTTCAGCACGCTTCAGCACGCTTGAGCACGCTTGAGCACGCTCTAGACGCTTCAGCACTCCCGCGCATGCCGCATGCCTACGAAGAAGCCCCACAACTCGCAAGAGCTGTAGGGCTGCCAAGGGCTCAAGAGCGCGCGCTTATTCCCTTTTATGCCAGATAGGAAGTGTAGCGGCAACTGCAAACAGCAGCACGCTCCCGATCATCCAAACGGTGCCTAGGATATCGCGCCAGCTCATCGGAGCACCGTCCTTGTTTCCCGCAGTGTGTCGATGCGAACCATCATGCCGAACATCATTCCTTCCTGCTGAATATCCGCAGCACACTCCACGACTCGCATAGCTACTTCCCAAGATTCTTTGACTGTCCGAGTTGAGAATAGTACCGCAACCCCTAAGACCCGTCCATACTCAGCCTGTTGGTAGCGTCTGGCCAGCTCACCTGTTACCGATACCCTATAGCGTGCTTTCGTGTTGAATGGCCGCAAGCCTGGCGCGGTATTGTGTACTTCCTTCATGACTGTACCTCCTGCACAAATGAGCCCGCTGCCTTGAGCATGCCGGCCCGGTCCCGTAGGGCTTTAAACCTCAGCCCGCGTACCGCTCCAATTGGATCAGCGGGTAGAAAGTCATGCTCATCACCGTCAAAAACTGGGAACCCGTTCCAAGAGTCTGGTAGAAGATCGGCTGTGCGGTGTCTTGTCTCTGGACGCACATTGAAGACAACTGATACGGTCCCGCCGGCTTTGAGAATACGCTTTGCATTACGGTGGCCGGTTTCGGTCCCATCAAATGAAAAGCACACCGTCCAATTGGAGTCTTTGCCTTCCACTCCGTCAGTTCTCGAGGCCCGCCAGGCGCTGTGAACTAGTGCGCGCAGATAACTTTTCGTGTAATCAAAAAACTGAATTTTTGGGTAATTCCTAAACCAGACCGCAGCCTCCCCAGTATCGCTGCCTCCGTCTAAGCGGACAGCTGGCTTTAGACTAGCCTTTTCGCATGCCGCCTGAAATGCCTCGAGCTCACTCTTGAGCAGAGCGCGGAAAGCGAGTCGGTCACCGAGAAATAGAGTGGTCTTCCAAATGCGCGCCATCTTTGAATGGGGCAGCGCCAGTTGTCCGGCATTGTGGGCTAGGCACGCAGCAGCACACTGTGGAGTAGCCCAAGGGCAAAGCGTGCGCCCATCGTCTGCCCCGTCAGAGAATGCCTCATGCGCCGGCGATAGGTATAGGATCCTTGACCTAGTGTCCGGGAAGGTTTTGTCTGACTTCGCTACCTTTCGGCTCGAGCCTAATAGGGTCAATTTCTTTGGGAGCGGTACCCTGATTGTGCGGGCTTTGTCTTGTATCGCGGTCCATCGCTCTTGGATATCGCGCTCTAGTTCAATTCTGGTTGTCATTGTCTTGTCCGTTGTTTGGACAGGCACCATTGCCTGAATCCCTATCCTATCGGCACAAAGAGAAAGAGCACAGCCCTCATTCTTGCGCCCCAAGAGCAGGACAGCACACCCCAAACAAACCCCAAACCAGGCACCTAGAACTGGGTTTCCTGGCTGTCTAGGGCTAACCCAAGATCCCAGAGGCTAACCCATCTTGATGGCACGGAGGGTATGGCACACTTTTATATGGACTAGGGGGTTGAACCCTGAGAGCCCTGCCGATATAAAAGGGTAAGCAGAGTATTTGGGCAAGTCAGCCCAGGCGCTGCCGAAGGAGGAATTGAGGAGATGACAAGTTCAGGAGTGATCAAGCGCAGAGCTGATTCATGGCAGGTAGACCTGTCGTTCAAAGATGTGCACGGTGTGCAGAAGCGCATCAGGTGCAGCTATCCGACAGAGCAGGAGGCAGAGCTGGCGCAGCTCAGGATGCGTGCTGCAATTCTCGAAGGGTCAGACCCGCGTCGTGCGTCAGGCCGCAGACTGTCTAAGGGTGCAGCGCCTGAGACGCTCGAGCAATTGCGTACCTACTGCCTTGATCATGTCTGGGCTGGATCTCCTTCAGAGGACACGGTCACAAGCACAACAGGCAGGATCATAGAAGAGATGGGTGAGAGCACGCCTATCAAGTCAATCACAACAGGCAGCGTGCGTGAGTTGATCACCTCGCTGCAACAGGCTGACCTGGCACCTAGCACGGTGAAGCGCATTGTGTCTACGCTTGGGCGCATGCTCACTGTAGCCCTGGAAGAGCGCTGGATCAGCGACCGTCCCAAGCTGCCTCATGTGCATGAGCCGGCGAAGGAAGCGCGATTCTTGAGCGAGGATGAATTGACTGAGATGTTCCAGGCTCTGCTCACTATCTCGCAGGCAGCGCATGACCTGGCAGTCTTCCTGCTGTGGACAGGGTGTCGAGTAGGTGAGGCATTGAGTCTAACCTGGGACAATGTTGATCTCGACCGCGGCCAGGTCACCTTCACTCGTACAAAGTCAAACAAGAACAGGAGCGTTCCTATTCCTGAGCGTGCCTTGCATGTGATGAAGACGAGGCACGCTGATGGTTTGCCTGTGCCTTTCGCAATCAATCAGGCTACCTTTGGCAAGCAGTGGAATCGAGCGAAGCTGAAGACCGGCCTTGACCCTGCTGGCATCACCCCGCATACCTTGAGGCATACCTGTGCCTCCCGCCTGGTCATGAGCGGGATCTCGCTCTACGAAGTGAGCAAATGGCTTGGGCATTCGAGCGTGCAGGTCACGCACACCTATGCACATCTGGCACCAGACCACTTGACAGGTGCAAGGGATGCGATGGAACGCAGATATGCGCCTGAGGGGGATGAGTCATGATTGATAAGGGAACACGACATACATTATCCGACACAATGGGTTGGGAATGCCTGCCCTTGCCGTGCAATCATGGGATAGAGTCAGAGGTGCCGCGCCCCCCACGCTCATCTCTGCCTCCTAAGGGCGAGAGATGTGAGCATCCGCACTGCTGGGGACAGGCTGAATATTGTGTTCCTAAAGGGACCACTCCTCGCACAGAACGATCCAGTTTGTCTCTCTGCGTGACATGTTTCGCGGGGTACTTGGACAGGCTCAGGGATTCAATCACCTTGGCCGGCGAGCCATGCGAGTTCACGCTGACACTTCGAGCAGCAGAAAATGTGTTCGATGGCAGCCATGATTATGCCGCTGACATCTTGCGAGAGAGATGCTTGCACGCGGCGTGCTCTGAAGCATTGCAGCGGAGAGGCGAGGCATCTCCCCCATCAGAGCGCAGGAGGCAGGCATGAACCCCCGCCTCTTCTACGCGCAATGCCAAGCGCATAACTGGAACTGGCGCAAATCAGCAGACAGAGAGCAGCAGGCTGAAGGGTGCGCGAACGAGAACAGACTCGCTGCAATCGCCACTGAATCTAGTGCGTTGACGCGCATCTTTCACGCGATCCAACAAGATCGCACAGCCACGCAAGCAAGGAGAAATTCTGATGGTTGAGCCACTCATTGACTTCCTGATCTACCTGGTGATGTTCAGCTGGGGTGTGCTGCGGATGCTGCTAATCTCAGCGCTGATCCTAGGTGTGCCCTACATTCTCTGGAGGATCTGCAAATGAAATTACCGTGCAAGGTTGTGATCCTCACAGCCCTGAGCTTGAGTCTGCTCACGCTTGCCTGTCGTTCCTACCGCACACACCAGGTGCCTAAGCCTGGGGAAGGAATCGATGGAGTGATTGTCTTGACCGCTGATGGTCTGCAGCTGCATCACCACAAGATGCGTACATCTCAATCAGGCAGACTCAAGCTGACAGATCTGGGGGTGCGCTGAGTTGTGGATAGTTGTCCCAGGGTACTCAGCCTCTGTTCAGGAATCGGAGGACTCGATCTCGGAATCGAATTGGCGTTTCCAGGCGCTCGAACAGTCTGTTTCGTGGAGAGGGAAGCCGCGTGCTGCCAAGTCCTGGTATCGCGCATGGAGGAAGGGAGGCTGGCTCCCGCTCCTGTGTGGACGGATCTTAGATCCTTCGATGGCGCAGCGTGGAGTGGATGCGTGGATATTGTCTCTGCGGGATACCCATGCCAACCCTTCTCCTGTGCAGGAGCACGCAAAGGAGTTGAAGACCCTCGACACCTCTGGCCTGAGGTCAAGCGAATCATCAGAGAATGTGGGCCAGCTCTCGTTGTTCTCGAAAATGTCCAAGGACATATCTCCAAGGGACTTCGTCAAGTCCTCGAAGATCTCATGGAACTGGGGTTCGATGCTGAGTGGGGAGTTTATTCCGCAGCCCAAGCCGGATCTACTCAGCGCAGAAACAGAGTGTTCGTCTTGGCCTACCGCTGTGGCAGGGGATTCCCGTTCGAGCGGCAGGCACTCGACCAAGACGGGGGTGATGCATCCAGGGACAACATTGACCGACTCGATGAGGCAGTGGCGCACTCCCGCAGAGAGAGACCACAAGGGTGTAACTCAGGACAAGGAGGCAAAGGCTTGGCCGACACCAGGAGCAAACGACCACAAGGGATCGTTTCAACTAGACCAACGCCAAGGGCAGCTAGACGAGGCAGCAGAGCAGAGGTTTCAGACGCCACCTTCCCACCAGGTCCCGAAGGAGACTGGTCAAATGTCCCAGAGGACCTCTGGCCTGCGACTGAATCCTCTATTCGTGGAGTGGTTGATGGGGTTCCCGTGCGGGTGGATCAGCTTAGAGCCCTCGGCAATGCCGTTGTCCCCCAACAAGCAGCCCTCGCACTCAGAGATCTCTGGGCAAGGATCAGGTAATGCGTCAAGCTGAACTAGAAATCGAGATGCTGAACGCAGGCATCACTCGGTACAGGCAGACGGTAGCTTCAGCACGCGCTGGCCGGCGTGAGACAGTGACTGCGCCAGGTCAGCATCTGCTGCGTGAATGCGTTGCAGTTCTCGCTGACGCTATCGAGCGCTGGACATCAGACCCTCACGCTCATACGAGGCCCGCGGTCAAAACTCTCAAGCGCCTGGATCCTAACATCGCCGCGCACATCATTGCGCGTGCAGTGCTAGATGACATCTGCCTGAGGCGCAGCATGATCAGCGCAGCAGAGCATATCGGTGCAGCGATTGAGGACGAGATCAATTTCTCCAGGTTCAAAGAGGAGCACCCTGTCAAATTCAATCGCATCCTGCGCCGACACAAGTTGAGCAGCAGGCACTTTGTACGCAGGGCTCTGCACTCAGGTGCGGTGTGGCACAAGACTGAAGTCGAAGCGATGCCTAAGAAGCAACGCATCAAGGTTGGCTTGGCTGCAATCGAGCTGATGCGGCAGGCAACAATAGGCATGACATGTGCAGCAGAGGGAGTGATCACTGTCTGCACTCAAACCAATCACCGCGGTCGCAAGCAGACAATGCTAGCAGCAACCAAAGCCACAGAAGACTGGCTGCACTCGGCGCATGCACAGCATGAGGTGCTGATGCCGTTCTGGCTGCCTACTGTTGCAATACCTCTCGATCACCTTGCAATGAGGGGCGGGGGCTATCACACAAACGAGATCCTACGCAAGCCCTTGGTGAAGACCACGAGGAACGCATACCTGGCTGACCTTGACTCAACCGAGATGCCGCTGTTCTACGATGCGGTCAACGCATTGCAGCGCACTAAGTGGAGGGTCAATCAGAATGTGCTGACTGTGCTCAAGCATTTCTGGGATGAGTCCTCAGAGATCGCCGGCCTGCCCTCGCGTAATGATCTTGAGCTCCCTCCCCCACTGCCGGGAATGGCTGAAGACAAGGTCATCCTCAAGCAGTGGAAGCGCACCGCGGCAGCTGTACACCAGCGCAATCTCAAGCTGAAGAGCAAGCGTGTACAAATCGCACGCTTGTTATACATGGCAGAGAAGTTCGAGTTCATTCCCTTCTACTTCCCGATGAGCGCTGACTTCCGATCACGCCTCTACCCTGTTCCCTATTTCCTTCAGCCGCAGGGAGATGAGAAGGCGCGATCCCTGCTTGAATTCTGGGATGGGATGGCAATCACAAATCAAGAGCAGGCTGATGCGTTTGCCATCTCAGGTGCCAACCACTTTGGCATTGACAAGTGCTCATTCGCTGAACGAATTCAGTGGGTGCATGACAATAGGTCAGCGATCTATGAGGTCTATTCTGACCCGATCTCATGTACCTGGTGGACAGAGGCAGAGGGGAGCGCTTGGGAATTCCTCGCATGGTGTTTGGAGTACGGTGAATTCCTTGACAAGGGGCTAGGGTTCGTGAGTCATCTGCCTGTGCATGTGGATGGGGTGAACAATGGTCTTCAGTGTTTCGCTCTTGCGATGAGACACGCAGAGACAGCAGCATCTGTGAGTGTTGCGCCAGCTGATAGACCTGCGGATATTTATCAGGAGGTCTCCGATCTTGTGACTCAAAAACTCGAGGCTTCAGACCACCCGCATGCGAAGGGCTGGCTGCAGTTTGTTGATGGTGAGATGCCAAGATCTGCCGCTAAAAAACCCACGATGACCTTGTGCTATGGAAGCACGATCTATTCATGCCAGCGCTCAATCACTGCCTGGTATGACGATCTGCGCTTAGGCGGTCAACCTACACCGTTCACGCTAGACACCTATGATCATTGCACATTCTTGGCGCAGATCATGTGGGACGCGATAGGCGAGACAGTGGTCGCAGCAAAGGTTGCTATGGCTTGGCTCCACGGGGTAGCAGACCTATGCACCAGTCATGGGATTGCGCTGCGCTGGACAACCCCTGTTGTAGGATTCCCTGTTGTTCAGCGCTACAGCAAGTGGGAGACGGTGAGGATCAAGAGCTCAGTAGGTGAGGTATGCCGCAAGCACCTCTATAGGGTAGATCAAGACGAGATCAACGGACGCCGAGTGCGCCAAGCCACGCCGGCTAACCTCATCCATTCCTACGATGCTGCTGCGTGTCAGCTCACCGTAGCCCAGGCCAGCAAGGGTGATGATGCAATCACTGCCTGGTCATGCGTCCACGATTCGTACGGAGTGCACGCGGCCAACATCCCCCGCCTGCATAAGGCACTCCGTTCTGCCTGGGCTGAGATCTTCTCAGGCAATCCCTTCGAGGCATTCAAAGCCGAGGTAGATGCAATGCTACCTGCTGGTGTCGAGTGTCCTCCTCCCCCGCCGCAAGGCGATTTCCCTGTTGAGTCCGTTAAGGACTCACCCTACTTTTTCCATTAGTCAAAGGAGAGAATATGAAGAAGAAGAAAGCCAAAATACTTGTCAGCCCTATAGGTGTGGCCCGTTGGCCTTCCTTACTGCACCCAGACACTCGTTACGCACCCAAAGGTGAGAACGGTGCAGCAGTGAAGGTCACCCAGAAAAAGGAAGGCCCCCGCGGGCATGCCGCTGGTATCCAGTACGGCACTTACAAGGTTGACCTTGCCCTAGAAGGACGCGATGCAGAAGACTTCAAAGCACAGATCGATGAGCTAATGGACGAGGCAGTTGCTTCAGCCTCAGCAGGAGGTAAGAACACAAAGCGGGCAGACCCACCTTATGGCCTGGTCATGGACAAGAACGGGGAGCCTACCGGTGAAACCTATTTCAGGTTCAAGTTGGAACGGGTTTCGGTGACGGATGCAGGCGAATGGGTACGCAGGGTTGGACTCTTTGACTCAAGCCTCTACCCGATAGAAAATATTGACATCGGGGCCGGCAGCGAAATCATTGTGACCTCCCAGCCTTGGGCATGGACTGCTAGTGGTAACACAGGCGTGAAACTGCAGATCCAAAGCGTGCAGCTGATCAAGTATGTGCCGCGGCCTGGAGGGGAGGGTCCTGTAGGGCTCAAGAAGCAGGACGGGTTTACCGCGGCAGAGGAATTCAATGAGGTGTTCAACACTCCCGCTGAAGTTGCTGATGACGGTGACTTCTAAGTGCCTGTCCAGTTCAGGACATTCGGACTGCCGCGCCCGCAAGGCTCGATGCGTGCCTTCATGATCGCTGGAAAGCCAAGGCTGACCAGTGCAGCGAAGGGACTCAAAGAGTGGCGGGCGTTGGTAGCCAATACAGCACAGGCTGAGAGTGGGATGTGGACGATCACACCTACGGAACCTGTGGTGCTTGACCTGATCTTCTATCTGCCGCGTCCTAAGGGGCATTGGGGTACAAAAGGATTGCGCCCTAGTGCACCGAAGTGGCCGACAAAAAAACCAGATCTCGACAAACTTATTCGCGCTGTCGGAGATGCGCTGGTTCCAGTGCTGCTGCACGATGACAACCAGGTGCTGTCGATCAATGCGCTGAAGATTTACGCGACTGCTGAAGAGCCCCCTGGCGTTCTCGTCAACCTCTACCCATTCACTGCAGCCCATGCCGTTTGATTCTGAGCCTTCAAACTTTCTGCGACACGAGCCCTGCCCTGACTGCGGGTCAAGCGATGCGCGTGCTGTGTATGACAACGGCACAGCGCACTGCTTTTCCTGCAAGGCCAACACAGGGGGCAGCGCTGTGCCTACGAACGGTCAGGTAGTAAAGCGCGACGCGGGGCTGCTGGAGTGTGAGGCTGCTGGAATTCAGAACAGACGCCTCAGCCGCGAGACGCTCGAGAAATTTGGGTGTGGCTTTGCAACAGACAGAGCGGGTCAGAGGGTGCTGGTCTTCCAGTACCGTGACTCAGGCGGGACAGTTGTAGCGCAGAAACTCAGGTACGCCGGCAAGAGTTTCAAGGTGCTAGGCAACATGTCCAAGTGTGGATTCTATGGGGACCACTTGTTTGCGCCAGGTCCAAGTGTCTTCGGTCGCCTGATTGTGTGCACAGGTGAGCACGATGCTCATGCTGTCTGGCAGGCAAGCGGGGGGAAGTGGCCGACTGTCAGCGTGCCCTGCGGGGACGGGGGTGCGAAGAAGACATTCCTCAAGAAGCTCGAGTGGTTGGAAACCTGGCGTGAGGTAGTACTGCTCTTCGACTCAGATGCAAGTGGGCAGAAAGCTGCAGCAGAATGCGCTGAGATCCTGAGTCCAGGCCGTGCAAAGATCGGTCGCCTGCCTCTCAAAGATGCGTGCGAGATGGTCGCGCAAGGGCGCAGCAAAGAGGTGATTGATGCGATCTTCCAGGCTAGAGCGTATTCACCTGACGGCATTGTCGTTGGCGATGAGGTTTGGGATGCGCTGACTGAGAAGGAATCAGGCACAGTTGCTGAATGGCCTTATCAAAAACTCAACGATATGTTCGGGGGGCTGCGCGCAGAGATGTATGTGATTGCGGCGGGCACAGGTGTTGGCAAGACTCAGTTCACCAGAGAGGTCACCTATTCACTGATCAAGCAGGGGCACAAAGTTGCATTCTTCGGGCTTGAGGAAAGCGTGAAGCGTTCAGCCCTGGCTCTGCTTGCGCTGCACCTGTCAAAGCCTATCCATCTGCTGCCGCCAAACGAATTAGATCAAGATGAATTGCAGACAGCCTTCGATGAGGTGATCAGAGACAAGTGCATTATGTGGGCGCACTTTGGCAGCATGCAGTTGGAGCCCCTGATGAACCGCATTCGCTACGCGGTGAAGGCTCTGGGTGCTAGGTTCGTTGTCCTCGATCATGCCCATATGGCAATCAGCGGCCTTGGTCTCGATGATGAGCGCAAGGCTTTAGATGTGCTCTTCACTGCCTTACGCACGCTGTGCTCTGAGCTAGACTGCAGTCTGATTGTGGTGTCACACCTCCGCAGAGTCTCTGACACCGATCATGAAGGCGGAGCACAGGTTGCGCTATCGCATCTCCGCGGGTCTGGTGGAATTGCTCAACTCGCTGACGGGGTAATTGGACTGTCTCGCAACATCACTAGCGAGGAAGACTCAAGGCATCAAACCAAACTGACCATTGTGAAAAATCGCTGGTCAGGTATCTGTGGCCCAGCTGGGCATCTGCGTTATGACGAGGAGACTGGAAGGCTAGTTGAGTTTGATCCTGCGCTGAAGGTTGTGCCTACAACTGCCGACAGTGGTGTGCCCTTTTGAAATTTACAGCAATGGATGACGAACCGCGGCCTTCTCACAAGGCATCTCTAGCTGAATTTGCATTGCGTGCACAGGTAAAGAGAATGCAGAGGGCGCTCAGGAAATCAGACAGGCTGCTGATAAAGGAGCGCTTGGAGAACGAGGTGTGGATGCGGAAGATGCGCGTGCTCCTGCTGGCAGGGTTCAGGGTAATAGCACAAGCACGCAACTGGACAGACGCGAATGGGTTTGGAGCGGGTGACCCTGACGCAGCCTGGTTGCAGCTCTACCAATCGATTTGCGATTGGGACAAAGAAGTGAAACGACAGCTCAAGGAGGAGACTGATGACGAGAATCACAATTGATTGTGAAGCAAACGGGAAGCTGGACACTGCCAGCAAACTGCTAGTCCTGTGTGTGTTGAACGAGGACGGCACGGTGGATAGCTATTCAGGGGATGAGCACAACAGTATTGACGCTGGGCTGCAGGTCATTGAGCAGGCTGATGAGATATGTGGTCATGGCATCATTGCCTACGACTTCCCGCTCATCAAATCGCTCTACCCCCATGCGAAAATATCAGGCGTGATAAATGACACGCTGGTGATGGCACGCATTGCATTTCCTGGAATCAAAGACAATGACTGGCGCAGGTTCTCTGAAGAGCCTGAGTTCATGCCTAAGAAGTTAGTAGGTAGCCATTCACTCAAGGCTTGGGGCCACAGACTCGGTGTACAAAAGGATACCTTTGGTGATGACTTTGAGGATGAGGACTGGGAGACGCTCGAGTATTCGCCGGCCCTGGCCGAGTACTGTGCCCAGGACTGCCGCTCTACAGCCGCACTCTTTGACTACCTGCTCAAACAGGACATCCCTGACGCTGCCCTGGCATTGGAGCAGCAGTTCGCAGGCACGCTAGTGCTGCAGGAGCAGCACGGTTTCCTGTTCGACCAGGTCAAAGCTGACGCATTGGTCAACAGGTTGACAGCAGACAGAGCTGGGCTCAGTGATGAACTCCAAGCTGCATTCCCTCCGCTGGTAGAGACCTACTTGACACCTAAGAAGCAAATCAAGAAGGAGCGCACTGTCGTTTTCAATCCGTCCTCCAGAGTGCAGATCGCAGAGCGTTTCAAGTCTATGGGCTGGGAGCCTGAGCTATTCACGCCTGATGGCAGACCTCGTATCGATGAGGCAGTGCTGTCTGCGATGCCCTACCCAGAGGCGAAGGTGCTGCTGAAATCCCTGCTGCTCGACAAGCGCTTGGGGCAGTTGGCGCACGGGAAGAATGCGTTGACGAAACTTGTGCGTAGAGACTCGCGCATCCACGGTCATGTCATGCACATCGGAACAGTATCATCGCGTTGCGCTCATATCAGGCCGAACATGGCGCAATTGCCAAGTTTGAGTTCTGAGTACGGTCAGGAATTTCGTGAGTTGTTCTGCGTTCCTGCTGGGTACAAACTCGTAGGTGTTGACCTGAAGTCAGCAGAGCTGCGCGTTCTCGCCGGCTACCTCGAGCGTTATGACGGTGGCAAATACATTGACACGGTACTGAACTCTGATGTGCACCAGGCTAATGCTGATGCCTTGGAAATCACGAGAGCCCAAGCGAAACGCGCAGTCTATTGCTGGCTATACGGGGGATCAGCTCGACTGCTAGGTGAGGTAGTTGGAGGGGGTGCAAAGGAAGGTGCCGAATTGCAGAAGCGCTGGTATGCAAAGATGCCTGCACTCAAGCGATTCAAAGAAGATGTGACTGCAGCTGCAGGTAGAGGTTACCTGCGCGGCATCGATCACAGGAAGATGCCAGTTAGATCCAAGCACAGTGCGGTGAATCTGCTCCTTCAATCAGGGGCAAGCATACTGTGCAAATACGCAACCGTCTTGCTGCATAGGCATATGTCAACCCGGTTGGCCTATGGCATTCAGTGGGCAATGGTTGCTCATGTCCATGACGAAATTCAGATGGAGGTAATCGAAAACCATGCCCAAGACCTGGCGCAAGCTGCAGTGCAGGCAATTTCTAATTCAGCGGAAGCCGCGTGCTTTCCGTGCCCAATGGCCGGCGACTACTCTATCGGAGATACATGGGCCGACACGCACTAGGGAATATGAGATCTACGCTGCAGGATATGCAGACGGTGAAGGTTGCTGGTACGCATCTCCGAGCGGAGGGGTCAAAGTCGTAGTCTGGAGCACATTCCCGTTTGTGCTCTTCAATCTGATGGAGCGCTACGGGGGCATGCTCTCATCGAGGACATCGCAGAAGAAGAGTTGGCGTTCAGCATACGAGTGGGCAGTCTACGGGCAGGAAGCAGTTGATTTTAGTCTGCGCGTCTTCCCCTATCTGCATGAGAAGCAGCAGCAAGCGCAGCTGCTGATAGACATCTACAAATCTCAACCGCGTTCTGTTCGGCGGGAGAGATTGATCAAAGAACTTCGAGCAGCGAAACGGATTTGTTACGACCCTGAGGAGGGAAACACAGAAGATGAGCGAGAGACGAACCCTATTGATTGACGCCGATGTATTGATCTACCAATACTCCATAGCTGTAGAGGTGTGTACGGAGTGGGCACCAGATCGCTTCACGCTGACCAGCGAAGGGGGCGAGGCTAAGGAGCGTTTAGACCTGGAGGTCTGCGAGTTGAAAGATGAACTCGAGGCTACAGATGTGGTGATGTGCGTATCTGATCAGGAGAACTTCCGCAAGGGTATCCTCTCCACTTACAAGTCTCATCGTAAGAAGAAGCGCAAGCCCCTGTGCTACGCAGAGGTGCGCGAGTATGTGCTCGATGTGTATCGATCAAGGGTCATGCCCAAACTCGAAGCTGATGATGTGCTGGGCATCCTCCAGACCTCACCGCGGATCAAGGGGGAGAAGATCATCGTGAGCATCGACAAGGACCTGGACACCATTCCTGGGCTACATTACAACCCATGGAAGGATGACGCTGAGGTGTACGATGTGACTGTCGAGCAGGCAGATTACAACCATCTCAAGCAGACGCTGGCCGGCGACACAACTGACGGGTATGGCGGCTGCCCTAAAATTGGGAACACCCGTGCCGCGCGTATGCTCGATGAGGACGGTGCAACATGGGCTACGGTCCTCGCTGCCTATGACAAAGCAGGGCTTGGGGAGCAGGAGGCTCTGGTGCAGGCCAGGTGCGCTCGGATCCTTCGCAAGTCTGACTGGAACAGTCGCAAGAAGGAGGTGATCTTGTGGACACCATGAAAATCAAGGAGAGGCATCAGGCCCTATGCGCTGAAGCGCTTGAGATCTTTATCAAGAAGAACTCAGACTATGCAAGAACTGGCGCACCCTTCAGCAACTTTGAACTGCCTGCGATTCTAGGTGTGTGCCCCACTGACCAAGCAACATTCATACGCCTGTGCGACAAGATCAGTCGGATGGCGAACCTGTTACAGCGTGACCCAGTAGTGACTGGCGAACGCATGCATGACACCATAATTGACGCGCTGAACTACCTGGTAATCATAGCGATCACACGCGAGGAGAATGATG